ACGTTCCGAGTTCTTTCTTTAAAACTCGCAAAAGCAAATGTGCCATTGCTTGTAACCAATCACGTCTATGACGTAGTAGGTGCTTATGTCCCAACTAAAGAAATTTCTGGTGGATCGGGTCTTAAGTATGCGGCATCGTCTATCTGCATGCTTACAAAGAAGAAAGACAAAGACGGAACAGATATTGTGGGCAACATCATTAAAGTTAAGATGCACAAATCTCGATTCACCAAAGAAAACAAAGTCGTCGAAACCAAGCTGTCTTATGATAGTGGTCTTGATCGTTATTACGGTCTTCTTGATTTGGCAGAGAAGTATGGTATTATGAAAAAGGTCGCAACACGTTACGAACTTCCGGATGGTCGTAAAGTATTTGGTAAAGCAATTAATGAAAATCCGAAGGAATACTTTACAGATGAAATTTTGCAGAGAATTGAGGATTGCGCGCAGAAGGAATTCTTATACGGTGGTGCTGAACAGGAGGAACTTGATCATGCCGACACCAGTCAAGCATGAGTTGTTGACTCATGATAAGAGTATGTACGATGACCATTGGTCTATTCGTATTCTAGAAGGGGAATATACAGGTGTTGTTTATCAGTACGACACCGTGTCTATGGAAACTCGTGAGAATAACGATGACGATGTGTATCTTACTTTCAATACTATCACATTAGAAAATTCTGATAATTTAGACTTGACATCAAAGACATTTGAGGATACAGTAGGTGATATCTTAGTATCAATTATTGAAGAACACCTAGAACAACAGAATTTGGAAAAAGATGACGACTGAACAGATTATCCTAGCAAACTTAATATCCAATGAAGAATATGCAAGGAAGAGTCTGCCGTATGTTAAGGCAGAATACTTTGCAGATAAGTTAGAACGACTCGCATACACTGAGATCAGTAAGTATGTGGAGAAGTATAACACACTCCCAACTAAAGAATCACTAATCATCGAGATTGATTCCGCAAACAATATTATTGACAGTGAGTATGAACAATGCGTCCAGATTATCAACGGACTAAAGTCAGATGCGAACGAAGGAGAAGGGTGGTTATTAGACATCACCGAAAAGTTTTGCCAAGAGAAGTCCTTGCACAATGCAATCATGTCGTCGATTTCTATCATTGATGGTTCTGATAAAAATAAAGACAAGGGAGCAATCCCACAGATTCTAAGTGATGCATTGTCAGTGTCATTTGATCCTAACGTAGGTCACGACTTCTTAGAAGATGGTGATGAACGATTTGATTTCTATCATCGTACTGAAGAAAAATTAGCATTTGATTTGGAGTATCTAAACAAGATTACTAAAGGTGGATTGCCCAAGAAATCTCTCAATATTATTCTTGCGGGTACAGGTGTAGGCAAATCACTTGCAATGTGCCACTTTGCTTCTGCGAACCTTTTAGACGGTAAGAATGTTCTATATATTACTATGGAGATGGCAGAAGAAAAGATCGCACAACGCATCGATGCGAATTTGATGAACGTCACGTTAGATGAACTGGAAACTTTACCTAAACCTATCTACGATAAAAAGTTAGACAGAGTGAAAGGAAAAACTTCCGGTAAGTTGATCATCAAAGAGTATCCTACTGCATGTGCAGGTTCCGGTCATTTCAGATATCTACTCAACGAACTTAAACTGAAACGAGCATTTGTACCGGATATTATCTATGTCGATTATCTCAATATCTGCATGTCCTCTAGAGTCAAGGGTGGTGCACAAGTCAACTCGTACACCCTTGTCAAAGCAATTGCTGAAGAGATTAGAGGATTGGCAGTCGAGTTCAACGTTCCTATTGTATCGGCGACACAGACGACACGGAGTGGGTATTCCAATTCAGATCCGGGTTTGGAAGATACGTCAGAAAGTTTTGGTCTGCCAGCTACAGCCGATTTTATGATCGCACTTATCAGTAGTGAACAATTAGAAGATCTTTCCCAAGTTATGATCAAGCAACTCAAGAATCGTTACGGTGATCCAAATTTGTATAAACGATTCGTGGTTGGTATTGATCGTTCAAAGATGCGTCTATATGACGTAGAGCAGGAGCAACAAGAAGATATTGTGGATGATGGTCCTGTGTTTGATAAAGGTGATTATGGTAAACGATGGAAGGAGGAGGAGTCAATGCAATGGGCAACTAAAAAGTTCGGACGCAAAGATTACTCTGGTATAAAACTATAAGGAGAACTAACATGCCTACTTGTAACATATGCAACAGTACAGACTTTCGTTGGTGTGGGCAAAGAAATAATCCAACTGCTCCTCCGGGTGCGTCACTTGCAGTACATCAAGACAAACCTAATGTCCCTCCGCAGTGTGCAAGATGTGAAGGAGTAGAACGGCATCGTATTATAAAAAAACTTTATGATGAAAGACATTTAGATCAAAGCCAAAATATTTTATTAACATCGCAAGATCCGTCTATTTTATACTTGCCAACGAATTGTACAGAACAAAGTATTTTTGGTGGAGTAAATAGTTTTGATCTTACAGAAATACCCAGAAATGATTCGACATACGATCTCATTATGTGTGTTCATATTTTAGAGCATATGAAAAATGATTTTCTAGCATTTAAAGAGTTATGTCGAGTATTAAAACCATATGGAACATTACTGTGGTCTGTACCATCACCAAGTATTGTTAGAGAAACGGAAGAATATGATATGCCCGAATCTCATTATGGACATGTAAGATTATATGGAAAAGATTTTATTGACACAATAAAAGTTTGGGATGAAAGTGTTGGAGTAACAACAGAGGTAATATACAAAACCGATGAAGTTACTGATTTTGAGGATGTTATTTTTATAACTAAACACGTACAATAAGGAGCGTGCCTATATGTCAGATAGAGACTTTTATTACCTGAGGGAAATGATTCGAAGAATGCAGAGACGCATTGATCAATTAGAAAAATCACTTCAGGAAAAGTCGGTAACTACTTGATATCAAAGGAGCATTTTATTATGAATAGGGGGTTGCAATGCAACCCCTTTGTGGTATTATGTACATGTAAGTTGATGAGAGAGAAAAAATTATGACTTTGTTTGATGTGACAGTAAATGCAAAAGACTTGGGTATCAAAGAAACCTTTCGACTTTTCGGCACTAGCAAACGAGAAGCAATGATGAAAGCAATCAAAATGGTTCGCAAGTTAGGTGAAGTGAAAGGTGAAATTTTAGCAACTGCAAAGGTGGTTCGTTAATGAACATTGTTGGTGCATGGGGTGATCGAGCAGAGTGGGCAGAAGAAATCGTCCACTTCTGTATTAATGAGTTGATGCCACGCATGAAAACACTAGACATCTCTGTCGACATCACTGAGTGTGATGCATGTGGGTATTGTCTTGCAGTAAACAAAAGAGAGTTTGTTATTGAGATCAATGAAGAATTGGATGACGTTGAATTTTTAGGAACACTCTGCCACGAAATGACACACGTCAAACAGTACGCACGTGGTGAACTTGACATCAATGGTAAAATGGTGTACAGTAGTCAAGAGGAATATGAAAACGTTTGGTATGAAAAAGAAGCATACGAGATGGAAAAAGTGCTTGTAAAAAGGTATGCAAAATTATGAAAAAGATATGGGAACTTTCTACAGACAAATTTTTAAATGAATTGTCCAAACTGCCCCCAAAAGAAAAGTATGAAGCAATGCGAGAATCAGTGCGTTCGTATAAATTTGATAAACAATCCGAAAAACTTGAATTGAAGCTTATAGACTTAATGGAAAAATATGACGGGGTAGATGTCATATCAGCATTTGCACCAAAGATTCTTGAGACGATCGGCATTTATCAAGAGGTATATCCTGACACAGATTTCTCAGATGCAACACGAGTGTTGACACAGATATAGAAATGTGAGATACTTTTAGAAGAAGTTAAGGAATATCTTAACCGAAGAGTAGATATGGGAATATCCATACTACACATTTAAACTATAGACATAGGATATTATGTTATGGCATCATTACTAAAGCTTAAATCAAGTTCAAAGAAAAACCCTTTCATTATCGATGTTCGCAAGCATTCTGCACGTACTGAATTTACGAAAGAAGATCTGCAACTCCACACACAAGCACATAACCCATATTTTCAACCAGAGTTCTACGATGCTTTGGAAGAGATGGGGTTGACTTATCAAGAAACTTTACTCTGGAATAAAGATAAGATTCCAGATGCATGGGAAATGAAAAAGAAAGGGTTACAAAAATATCGTTTTGGATTGAATGCAAAATATAACGACATCAAAGAGTCGATTGATAACGGATATGACCTCCGTCAAAAACCACTCCAAGTTGTTATAGATAACAAAGGATCACCGTATGCAATTTTTAACGGCAATACAACAAACGACATTTTATCAAAGTACACTAACATAAAAAACCGTCTGGTTGCTGTTTATACTTTTAACGATAAGTATGTCAGAGGAAATTTGTCTCTTATTGGGTTACGAATGAACATCATTCAGAATCCTGCGGGAGAGGCATCATGGCAAGACATCATGAAAGTTATTGACGAACTACTTGAAGATGGGTCATTAGAACTTCCAAAGAACCCAACGAAAGAAGATATCAATGCTTTTGTGCACGTACTAGGTGACAAGATCATATATGCATCTGCAGGTAAGTTCAAACCAGATACTGCACTAGTTCGCAAATACATCAACGGTGTTGTTGAAACTCAAACAGGAAAGAAGAGTGTGATATCAATCAACACTGGTGCAGATGTTTTAGAACTTGCTCGTCTAAAAGGTTATATTGATACCCCCAACCATGTTTATCACGCATGTTCTTCAACGGTGGAAAAACAAGAAACTACAGAAAAAACCTTACTTGTAAAACTCTACAGAGCGCAACCAGATACTGGCATTGATATGGAAGATGTAAGTGTTTCTACGATTATTCACATGGGTGCCCCTGATCCAAAAGATCCTATAAAGGACTTTTTCATGACATACTTTAAGTTTTACTATGAGTATCTTGAAATGAAAGCATATGATCAACAGAAATACCGCAACCCTGTTGACAGTGGAAAGTTTAAACTTTTAGGATTTTTTCAACAAGTAAAAGAACTTGAAGAACTATGGGAGTTCGGTTCTATTGTTCCTCCAGAAAAGTTCATGGCAGAGTTCAAGAAAAGGTATCCTAACAAGAGAACGGAAGTCTCTATGCTAAAAGAGAATTGATTATGTCAGATTTTGTAGTCGAAGTGCACTACACAATGAATGGAGTACCTGCGTTCGACAGGTACTTCAATCGTCAAATACATTCATGTATACGTGCAACCAAACGTAAACGTAAAGGGTGCCTATTTACAGGCACCAAAACTTATGAGAACATTGACAAGTGTGTTCCTTCACCTCCAGAAGGATGG